AAACGCTTTGGAAGCATTTGATCGTAAAACGTTTTCATGCCTTCGCCGCCAACATCAAGGCTGAGGCCACTTAGCTTGCGCCAATCGCCGCCGGGAGACTTGGGTAAATCAAGTTCACTGGCATCACCATGCCGCGAAATTATTTTTTCAGCCATTTCTTTGCCGAGAAGACCAGCTAGTTTGTTTTCTGGAATATCGGATTCGTCGTGCATCGTTGAGCCATTCCGGCCATGAGCAAGAATGTTATATGTTCCGTCACCATTTGATTGATGGTGGATCTCTTTAATGTGCTTGCTCAGGCTATAGCGATCAGCTTGGATATCACCGGGCGTCCAAGCCAACTTATCGTGGCCTCCTTTGGCAGCTTCAAGAAGCGCCCGCTTTAGACCAAGATCAACCCAGTTGTCGGTTTTATCAATGTATGGAGCGCGTTCAACGGCGCTGCGGGCATTCTTGTATGCGTCCGAAGCTTCTTTCTGAGCCTTCAAAGCCGCCACAATCCTGTCGTGGTCTTCGCTTTCTGCGGCGCGGTTTACCTCTTGCTTGGCGTTGATATATTTTGACAGGGTGTCAGAAATGCGATCATTGTCCGCGAATCCATGCTTACGGGCTTTTTGCCCCCAATCGCTTTGCAGTTCTTCAAGGTGCAGAATGTCACCATCCTCATCCCTGCGGTCCTTTAGCCGTAAGCTGGCAACAATGTTTGGGTCGCCGCCGAAGTGGTTGCCAACGCCGCCAAAGTCATAATCGTCATTATGCTTGAGAAGAATTTCGCGATAATTTTCGCCTCCGGGTACGGTGAAGCTTTTGTGGTAAGGGTCGCCCTCATATGGTTGCAAACCTATTTCTTTTTTCTCAGCGTAATGGCGACCCATCATTTCCTTGTAATCAGGGTTTTCAAAATAGTTATGGTTGCCATTATCCCTTTGCTCATTGGCGTAATCGCTATATTCTTGATTATGCCTGTCTAGCATCTCCCTGCGCCTTGCAGGAAAAGGATCGTCGCCATATTGGGTTTCAAAGAGTTCCGGAATATTGTTTTGGAAATGCTCTGCAACCTGCTCACGGGTGATCTGGGGGTAAGCGCCAAATGCCCTGTCGTACCCAGAATATTCTATTTCAGCGGGCTTTACGCCAAGCTTCATCAGCATCTCTTTGTAATTCTCAGGGCTATCGGTCTTCTGAAGACCAGCGGCTTGCTCTGCTGCATGGCTGTAAAGGCCGAAGTCATTAAGCTCACGGCCATCGTCAGTTGCGCCGCCATTCGCATAATCAACACGCCCGCCATACTCACGCACAATGGCGTGGCTGTGTACGGGATGCTCACGGCCACGAACAAGGATTGAGCCTACCTGTGGGCCCAATTCAACGTTACCACGGGTGGTGGGGCGCAGGCGGGGCTCAGATGGCGCGTCAGGATAGCGGCTGAGGTCTACGCCGTTAGGGAAATGCGCGCCAAGCACATAGTGGTGGTTGCCACGATGCTCGACAGAAACGATTGTGCCAGTATCTTCATGGCCCTCAGGCGCATCTTTCCACTTCCAGCCAGCCTTTTGCTTAAATAGATTGGTCTTGACCAGCGCGCTGCCCTTACCGGGCGTACCTGTCTCATCAACCTCATCGCGTGAGGCGTGGAAGTATGGCTTACCGCCCTCGCCAATGCCAATAGACGCTTGCGCGGCGCGATGCCCCGTAACGTCTTCTTGATGCGGCATGGATAGATACGCGCCACCGGGCATGTCTTCGTCCCACATGCGCTGCGGCTTGGGGAAAATAGACATTGGATTATTGACAACGTGATCGTCAACGCCGCCACCTTCGGCAAACTGCGCCTTGGGCGGATAATTCATAGGCAGGCGGATATCTTGCGTCTGCCTGCTGGTGTCGCGTTCAAGGGGCGCACCTTCGCCATCCTTGAACATAGGAATGGCCCCAAAAGCGGGGTCAATCTTTGATCCGATAGCTTGGGCAATACGGATTGCCCGTGTTATGGAATCTGGACTGAATTTCATTCCTCAATTTCCTTCCTGATGTCACCAAATGCAGCCTCAGCCTGATCAACAGACTCAGGGTGTGTCAGGATGTCACGCGCAAGCTCCATAAGCTGCACACGTTCGCGGCTCTGGCGGTCAAGATCACGGTTCTGATCTTCTGTGGTCGCAGAAGCTGCCTTCAATTCAACAGCCCGTGCCCGTGTCTCAGCATCCATCATCTTGATCTTGAGCGTTTCTACATCAAGAGGTGTTGGCTGACCGCCATTTGGATTATTTGCACCCTGCTTAGGCGCAAATGCGCCCTGCTGGATCTTCGCCTGCGTCTCAGCAACCTTGGCCTGAGCGACCATCATGCGCGCTTCAGAATCCATCTTCTGATTTTCCATCTGAGCCTGAGCCTGAATAAGCTCTGGCGGAGGCGATTGCTGCGCTTGCTGCGGGACAAGGAACTGGGACGGATTGTTCCAGCCAATGGCCTGCAATGCAGCGGTGTCGATGGCAATCGGATCATACATCGAAGGGTTAGCAGCCTGTAGCTGCTTCAAGGCCATGATCTTCATGACGCGCTGACCATGCGATGCTGTGTTGGGGTCGGCTTGCGGTACCAAATTGCAGTTATCGAGGGCTTCCAAGAAGACCTTTTCATCCCAAGGTATCGTCTTTGCGTTGTTGCGCTGCCAGAAGCTCTCTGGATTTTCCCGGAAACGCTCTTTCAGCAACTGGAATTCCTGCGCCTGCGATGCATGCATGCGCTTGTGAACGGCATTCATGACCTTCGTGGCCTGCTCGATCATTGCAAGCGTGGTGCCCACAGGTGCCTCAGCATTGCCTTCGCCAACTTGCTGCTCAGACGTGCCGCCAATACGCATACCAGTCTGAGCCATGTCGCCCACAAGAGCCATGAGGGCTTGGTTTGGCGGCTGGTACGGCAAAGGCATGATGGCGTCACGAATAGGCAAGCCACCTGTCTTCACCAAAGCACCGCCACCCGGTGGGACGCGGAAAATGTTGGTGTTTTGACGGGCACCAGTGTCAGCCATCAAGAAGCCGGGGAAGTTTGAGTACATCCCGGCGTCAAGCAACTCGCGCCATGCGGCGGTGATTGCGTTTGTCGTGTTTCCAAGAATGTTCAGAAGACCAATGTCGTAAAAACCAAGACCCGGAACAAATGTATATTTAACAAAGACTTGGCGCGCTTCTGGCAAGCCTGTTTCTTGGGAATTGTCGTAGTTGCGGACGATAGAAAGGACTTCTTTGGAAGAAACGTCGATGGTTACGCGATAAGGAACCTCAAGGCCGGATGGCTTGCCCTTATGCTTATGCTCATAACCCTTGATATCAAGCTCACAATAGCACTCGTAGATCTCGCGATCACGGTCATCTGTGCTTGCAATCGTGTCAGACACGCCTTGCTGGTCTTTTTCCTGCCGCTGGAACGTATCCAGCTTCTGCGGGGAGGCTGTGCCAAGGTCGATGTCGCGATATACGCCCAAAATCTGCAAACGGCGCACAACTGAGGGGCGAAGCATGACGCGATGCGTGATGCGGCGCGCATTTGCCAAATCTGTGGCCGCACTATTGACGATAAGGTCATCGGCGTCGACGGTTTCGGACACCGGGCGGTTACGAAGTGGGCAATAATAGACTTTTTTGAAGGATGTGCCCCCAAAACCAAGCATCAAAAGCATGCGGTCGGTGTCTGGGTAATATTCCGTCGCCGTTACGGTCAAATAATGGTTAAAATCGCGCTCAAGGGCGTTCGCAGCCTGATCATCTTCAAGCGTGGCGTTATTATTGTCGCTGCGGATCTTAACAGGACCGTCTGTTGGCAGCATTTCAGAGCGCGCATTGGCCTGAAAGCGCAAAACAGCCTCCAAAAGCAGCGGGTGACGCACACGGGACATGCCTTCAACAGGCGCGCCATCAGATGCACCAGCAACACTGGGCAATTCGATCTTTAGGCCAAGGAGCTTGATGCCGTCAGCGCGGTCCTTGACCCAATCTTTGCGGCTCTCAAGGTCTTCTTCAATCCCGCGCAGCAAGTCGCCGGATATTTTCTGCAATTCTGCGTGGTCGATCTTGTCGACAAGGTTATCAAACCAACCAGAATCATCGTCTTCGTCCTCATTGTCCACCAATGAGTCGCCATTGAGCGAAATGGTTATAGAACCATCATCATGCTCAATCTCAACAATGTTGCCGTTCTCATCTTCGCCGTGCTTATCCGGCTCAGGGGCCGCATCTTCAATGACAAGATTGGAATCATCGTCCGGGTCGCCCATAGGCATCACCTGACGGAGGTTCATGGGGGCAAGGCCGGGACGTGTAGCCATTATTTTTCCTCTGTTACGGCGTCACGAAGGTTTTCCATCTCTTCAACGAAAAGACGCAAGCCCTCTTGCGCGGCAGAATTATCATCTTTCGCCTTTATAGTATATATCCGTTCGTGGTCAAAAGGCTTCTCACCCCAAACCTTAACTTCGTGCTGCATTCCGCCAAGATCATCGACGGTGCAGCTTGCCAAAATCCGGTCTTCCATGTCACGCTTTCCCAAAATAAAGCTGCTTGAGCTTCGTCAAAAGAAGAAAAACATTCTCATTGAACTCAGCTTCTGCCTCACGATTGTGAAAAAGAACAGGATCTTTTCCGGAAAAGTGGTCGATGTGCGTATCAAGCTCAATCGACATGCCGGTATCATCAATAGGGATCCAGTGTTGGCCAAAAACAGACATAATATTCTCCTCAACAGGTATAAAGGGGAGCCTGCTGCTTCCCCGGATAGGTTACAAGACTATCAAGCTCACTGCGGCGTTCCGCAGAGCGCGTGAGCAAACCAAGATCACGCAGATGGCGAATGGCCATAGACACGGTGTCGACCAAGTCATCATGCTTGCCCTTAGGGAATTGCCCCACTTGCGTGATCACTGTCTGCGCCCACTCAAGGTCAGGCGCAAAAATAATGCCATCTGCAAACAAATGCTGGACCGAATACAGGCGCGAAAGCTTATCCTGACTCTTTGGATCTGAAAGCTGCACGGCAAAGCCAGCCGAAGAGTACACGCGCCGCAATTCCTGCGCGACAGAGATACCAGCGGCCTTGTTCTCAATTATCAGCTTGTCGACCTTCAGCCGCTTGCAGGTGTCGGCGACTTTCTCCATCAACTGGTGAAGCTCAAGCCTCTCTTGCCACGCATGCATCAGCATTAACTTCGGCGCGCCTTCGGTGTAATGGCGCTTCACTTCGTTGGCGCGCCCTTCCTTACCAAAGGTCTTGAGCGCAGTCGCGTTCATGTCCTCAGTAAATACGCCCCAAATGGTCATGGCCGAATAGTCGTTGTTGGTGTTCAGCGTGTACGCCGTATCCAAGGACGCAATGATATAATCCATTGGCGGATAGGCGCGGCCCTCCCACTTCAGCCACCAGTCAGACTTAATGACACCACCGCCCGCAGGCTCAGGGCGCTGCTGCAACTGCCCAGCCGCACCAAATGGCCCCAGAGCGCGCTCAAGGCGGTCGACCTCTTTATCGCCAAAGCGATCCGGCCAGAGAAGCTCACCTTCCTCCTTGCGCGGATCTTCCCAGCCAATCGACGTGACAAAGGACCGCTCCTTCTCAAAGCGCATTGGCAAGCACAGGTGCGTCCACTCGCTCTCCGTATCATTCTCTAATATGTGGCCGGTGAGGTCATCTTCAGCCAGCCGCTGCTGAATAACAATCATCGCGCCCGTCTTCTGATCGTTCAAGCGGGTCGACATCGTGCCGTCCCACCAATCCTTGGTCGCGGTAATGTTTGCCTCAGAGAAAGCCTCGTTCGCAGCGTTAGGGTCATCGACGATGATGATCGATCCGCCCTCACCCGTGACCTTTGCGTCAACGGATGTGATCAGGCGCTCACCGCGCTGGTCGTTCAAGAAGCGCCCCTTGGTGTTCTGGTCGGACGTGAGGTTAAACCTATCGCCCCAGATCTCCTGATACCAAGGCGATTCAATCAAGCGCCGACACTTAACGCTATCACGCATGGCCAGAGACGAACCGTAAGACGCGCACAAGAACTGCACACCGGGCCCTGACGTAGGGGAATGATGCCGCTGGGCCCACGTCCATGCAGGAAAGGCCACAGACGTGATCGAACT